GCTGGCACGCCCGGGCGGTCGCGGCCTGAGGGCGCTGGGTGAGTGACGCAGCGAAGTCAAGGAGGAGACAAGGGCGCAGCCCTTGGCGGGGGACATGAGCGTAGTTACTCATCCAACGCCCTCAGGCCATCGGAGAAGCGCAAGCAAGCACAACCGAGTCAGGCGTGAAGACGGGATGTCTTCGGCAGGTGCGCCATCAGGAACTCCATCTGGTCTGCCAGGATGCGGCGGTTGCGCAGGATGAAGTCTTCCCACAGGCTGGGCACATAGGGCGCGTACAGCAGCGGCATGTTGGCCTGCTCGGGCGTGCGGTTGCCCTTGCGGTGGTTGCACGAGCGGCAGGCCGTCACCACGTTCATCCACAGATCGCGTCCGTTCTGCCCCAAGGGAATGATGTGCTCGCGCGTCAGCTCTTCTTCGTGGAAGTGCCCGCCGCAGTAGCCGCACAGGCAGCGATCGCGCGCAAACAGTTTGCTGTTGGTGAGCGTGGGTCGCAGGTCAAAGGGGTTGATGCGTGGAACGCCCTGGGTGCCGATGATGGAGTTGACGGCGATGATGGACTGGCGCCCCGAGATCGCGTTGTGTCCACCGTGAAACACCGCCACCTCGGCGCCCATTTCCCAGCGCACTTCATCCGCCGCGTAATGCAGCACGGCTTCTTCGAGGCTGATCCAGGACTGGGGCAGTCCCTGTGCAGACAGCTTCAAGACCTTCAAGACCCACCTCCATGTTGACAAACAACCGGACAATCTGTCTTCAGAGCGGGGCGCCACCGCAGGGTCGCGTTCCGCACGTGTGTCAATATACAGTGCTTCTGTGACGCTCCAGCGTCTTCTCTAGCTTGTCCCTAAGCGGCCCCGGTGGCTCCGCTTCGGCTGCTGCAACGGCAGTCCAGTAAATCGGATCAGCTCCAATTTCTATAGCAAGATTTCCCGCGAGAGTGGGCGATAGGCGCCCGCGCTTCTTTGCGTTTGTCAGCGTTGCTCTCGTCACATTGAACTTGTTGCACCACTGTGCGGCGTTCCGCAGTTCAAGTGCTTTCTCCAGTAGGTCAATTGTGTGGGGCATGTCGGCTCTCCGTTGTCAAGTGGTTTTGATTATGTACACGGGGTGTTGACAGCAGGTAAACGCACTGTGAACATCCGTTCCGTTCACAACTTGTTTACGGAGCCGTCATGCCCACCCCCTCCCAAGTTCTCCCCCCTCAGGTGCTCGCGGAAGTCAGCGAGGCACTTGACCATCTGCGTTACGCGTACGAGCTTCGGCAAGCCGGCGACCCTGCCGCCCAGTATTGCGAGAACCNCTGCACGCGCTGTGCTGGCCGTCGTGATCGGTCAGTTGCCGAACCCGGCGTTCTGTGAGTTTCTGGATGAGGATGTTGCGCAACCCCGCCCCTCTAGCGCGGGGTGCTGACCATGCGTCTCACTCACCGATCAGCACGTATAGGCGGCATCTTTGTCGTCTCCTCTCGTGCTTTCGCGGCGCTCACTTGCCGCCCCCAGGTGTCCGCGATCCTCGATTCGTTGATCCCGTCCCGAATGGCTGACTTGATCACGAGGTACAGGACCCACATCGAAAAGATGAAGCCTGCAAGGGACATTGCGCCCCACCAAATCACCAGTCGAACCAGCTCACGTTCAAAGTCCATTTTTGATTCCTCTTCCTCTGTCGTTGCACCCAGTCAGGTGCTCGGCGGGGAGTATGCCGAATCTTGTTTTTGCCCCCCGGCTGGATGTGAATCGCCCGGGTCAGTTGTGACGGCTCCCCCGGGAGTGGTCCAGTCGCGGGGCACCCCTAACCGCCTCGCTTGGCTACACGTGCGCCTCTTCTTGGAGTCCGGCCCCATGCCCTCTCAAACGAGGTCATCGGGCCGCGCTCCTGCGGCGGACGTCTGACCATCAAGGATCACACCATGTCACTCACCAGCATCATCAAAATCATCAAAGTCAACGAATCGCGCAGCGGCACAAAGAACGATCGCCGCTGGGAAATGCAAGATGCTGAGTGCATCCTGCTCGATGAGAACGGCGAAGAACAGCAGGTTGGCGTGCTGCAGCTGCCTAAGCACCTCATGGGCGAGAACGCTCCCGCGCGCGGCGTTTACCTCGGCTCCTTCGCCCTCAACGCGGGTTACCGCGACCGTCGCATCGAGGCTGTCCTCACGGGCCTGCAGCCCTACGCTGTGCCCGGCCATCGCCCTCCGATGGTTCCCAAGGCTGACCCGGCTGCTGGCAAGGGCGCCGCGTCGTGATCTGCGTTGCGCCTGTCCTCGTTGATGGTGTGACCTACCTCGCGGTGGAGTCGCAAACAGCAGGCTGCACCCTCGGTGTGCTCCTGGCTGAGGCTGACGCAACGTTCCTCAATTCCTTTTTCTCGATGCCATCCAGTGCCGCAATGGGTACCGCCTTCTGGCATGGCTTTCAACTCGTGGCCTGGGCCTACCTGATTGGGTGGGGCTTCGGGGCGGTGCTCAATTTCTTGAAGGAAAAATGATGGACTACACCGACATCGTCGCGGCTGTCTCGTTCGCGGGAATGATGGCTGCTTTCGCCAGCGTCGCAGCCCTGAAAGTCGCACCTCTGGCCGCCCGTTGGGGTATCAGCAAGGTGCTGGGCATGATCGGCCGCTGATGGCCGTTGTGAGGCCCTCCACTGCGGCGCCTGCGCTGTCAGTGGGGGGCCTCACTTTTTGGGGTCCTCCATGTTTCTTGAACTCTTCTTCCTCGTCCTCGGCTCGGTCTGCGCCGCGCTCGGTTGCTGGGCTATGTCCCACGCTTAGGCCATGATCAAAAAGCTCGTTTTGGTCGTGTTTGCGGCCTTCCTCTACTTCAATTCCTTCGCTGCCGAGACGGAGTACACCCCCGTTTCCTGCGGCACGCCCGGCGTCACCTTGGGCCAGTGGGGCAACAACGTTTTAAGTGCCTTTTTGTCGGAGCCTGCTTACGCTGGCTCTACGCTTTACTCTGGCCCGGAGTTTGTTGTTGCCGCCGGCATCTTGACCTGTCAGGCCACGATTGCGGCTAAGTGGAACGGCCAGGACAACGGCTATCCAGGCCGCTTTGCGGCCGGCGTTTGCCCCGACTCCACTTGGACGATCAACCTGGATTTACGGCAGTGTCAGCGTGTTCCGCCCGGGCCTGTGTGCCCAGTGGGCACCACCTCTTCGGCAACCATCCAGATTGGCCATGTACAGAACCCAGTCTCTGACGCGTGTGGTAGCGGCGTGAACTGTTCGCCACCGTCTACGGCCTGTGCGCCTGACAGATGCCAATTTGAGGTGACCGGTGTGTCCGACGTGTCTGCGGTGGACACGGGCGGCGGTTTCTCGTCGATAGAGGCGACATACACAGGCCCAATGACCGGGTCTACGTGTACGCCTCCGACCAACGACCCTCCCCCTCAGTGCCCTGCAGGGCAGTCTCCCGGTGAGGTCAACGGTACGTCGGTCTGTGCGACCACTGGTGACCCGATGGGTGGTGGCCCTGGCGGCGACCCTGACCCGGGGGGCGACCCTGACCCGGGGGGTGATCCTGACCCGGGGGGTGACCCCGGTGGTGACCCCGGTGGTGACACAGGTGGCAATACAGGTGGCAACACAGGCGGTGACACAGGCGGTGACACGGGTGGCGACACTGGCGGTGACACAGGCGGTGACACGGGTGGCGACATTGGCGGCACTGGCGGCACTGGCGGCACGGGTGACACGGGTGACACGGGTGACACGGGTGGCACGGGTGACACGGGCGGCGATACGGGCGACGATGACACGGGTGATGGGACCGTGGTCCCTCTCTCTGACCTCTACACCGCGAAGGACCGCACCGTGTCTCAGGTGCTTGCGTCGGCCCGTAGCGCCTTGCTGACGACTGCGGTAGGTCAGACCGTGGGCGGGTTCTTCACGGTCCCCGGTGGCGGCTCCTGCCCCACCTACAGCGCTTCCATTCCCTACATTGATGCCGATGTGACCATTGACGCGTTTTGTGCGCCCTGGATGACCAGCATCGCGTCGGTGATCAGTGCGGCCCTCATGGTCGTTGCTGCCTTCTGGGCGTTCCGTGTCGCTTTCCTCTGATGAGGTGCTCTCATGCTTGATGCAATCACTGGCTGGCTGCTGGATCTGTTCAAACGGGTTTTCGTGGCGCTCTGGTCGTTTGTGCAGGATGCGTTCATCCTGCTGTTGGACCTCCTACTCTCGGCCATCGTTGCGGTGCTCGGCGCTATCCCTGTGCCTGTGCAGTTGTCGGCAGGCCTGGGCTCCCTGTGGTCTGCCCTTGACCCCGCCATCATCCATTTCCTGACCCTCTTCGGGCTCCCTCAGGCGCTTGCCCTGGTGGGCGCTGCCTTCGTGTTCCGTCTCGGTCGCAAGATCGTCACCTTGTTCCAGTGGTGAGGCCCGCATGATCTTTGTGCACGAGGGGCTCCCCCGCTCCGGCAAGTCTTACGAGGCTGTGGTTCGGCGCATCATCCCGGCGCTGCAGTCCGGGCGGCAGTGCGTTACGAACATCGAAGGTATCGACCATGACAAGGTCGCTGAGGTCACCGGTCTACCGGTGGACGATGTGCGCCCACTGCTGCGTTGCCTCACCGATGATGAGTTATCCAAGGTCCCGACCCTGGGCCTGAAAAACTGTCTGCTCGTTCTGGATGAGGTCCAAAACTATTGGGGCACCCGTGCACGTCTCGGCCCTGAGATGGTCAAGTGGGTGGCCGAGCATGGGCATCACGGGGTTGACGTAATCTTGATGACTCAGGACATCAAAGACCTGCACGTGATCTGGCGGCGTCGTGTCGAGATTCGACAGGTGACACTCAAGCTCACGGGTGTGGGCAAGCCCAACAGCTACAGCGTGACCACCTACCGGGGCAAGGGTTCCGAGCTCTACGAGAAGGTGGGTACCAAGGTAGTCACCTATGACCCCAAGTACTTCGGTACGTACAAAAGCTACAGCGACAGCGACGTTTCCACCGACGTCTACAAAGACAGCCGGGCCAGCGTGTGGGGTAGTTCGCTGTTTCGCGTCGTGATCCCGGGTGCTCTCGTGGCGGCGCTGTGGGGCGCGTGGACGCTTTGGGGCTACTTCCACCCCGTGGCCTCGCCCGATGCCAAGAAACCCGCCCAGGCGGCTCCTGCGGGCCGTCCTGCCGCCTCGCCTGCCACCATCCCCGCCCCCGCGCGCACGATGGCTCTCACTGCTGTTCAAGAGAGCATGAAAAAGCAGCTCGCACTTGCTGAGCTTGCGGCCCGGCCAGCCACCGAGCTACTGGCGCAGCTGGGCTCTGAGTACCGAATTAGGCTTGCCGGTGTTGTGCAGCGCGCGGGTAGACCTGCAGCCGGTGTGGTCGAGTGGTACGCCGACGGTGCCCGCGTCTATCACCGGATGACCTTCGATGACCTGCGCGCCCTGGGCGCAGTGCTCACGGTCGGTGAAAGCCACGTTGTCGTGCGCTACGGTGAGGCGCAGTACCTCGCCACGTCCTGGCCGGTGGATGACCCTGCAGCCCGCGTGTCCACGCAGCGGCTTGAAGGGGTGCAGCAGGCCAGCGGTGTGATGCCTCCGCCTGGCCTCGCCCGGCCCGCGCTCACGGCCTCGCCCGC